AGCTTGCCGGACTGGAAGAATACCGCAGAAAACACAAAGGAAAACTGGAAGAGCGGTATGAGGCGATCAATTCCAAGATGCGGATGGCGATCCTGCAGGCGAATGCTCAAGGGAAAATGGCGCAGGAGAAGAAAATACTGGAGGCAATCCGCAAGGGTGCTAAGCTGCACCGGGCAACTGATAAGCTGCAGGGAGAATTCTTTCGGGTCAATGACCGGAAGATGAACGCCCTGTTGGATGCCGTAGAGAGTGATATGAAGCGTGCTGAGAGTGCAATCCTGCGAATGCATGATGATAAAGTTCGCCGGGCAATTTTTAATGCACAGGTATATGCAAACAGCGGAGCCGGTACCTATGAGAAAGCAGTCGATATGGCAGTGAAAGACTACGCTGCTGCAGGAATTAACTGCATTCGGTATAAAGACGGTAAGCAGGTCAATATAAAATCCTATGCCAGAATGGCACTCAAGACGGCAGGACTTAGAGCATACCTTACAGGAGAGGGAGCCAAGAGGCAGGAGTGGGGCATACATACTGTTATCATCAATAAACGTGGAAATCCATGTCCGTTATGTCTACCGTGGGTAGGCAAAGTGATGATTGATGATGTGTGGTCCGGAGGCACGGCAGCAGAAGCGAAGAAAATGGGGCACCCATTGATCAGTCAGGCAATGAATGCTGGACTATATCATCCGAATTGCCGAGATTCCCATACCACATACTTTCCGGGGATATCCACACCTCCGGATAAGAAGTGGAAGAAATCAGAATTGGCAGCCATAGAGAAGAATGTAAAACAGGAAGCCAGGCGGCAATATGCCGAGAGACAGGAGGAGAAGTTTGATCGCCTGGAACGGTGTGCAATGGATCCGGACGATCAGAGAAGATATGCAGTTAAGAAAAAGCAATGGGAGAAAACAAGCAATACGTTGAAAGAAAAAAAGGAAGATGATATACTAAAACTGAAAAATGAAATAACTGATATTGATATCCATCTTGATACTTTGAAAGAAAAATTTGAGAAGATAACAGACGGATATTCTTACGATGATTGGTTTAAAGAGTTTGAATCTATAGAAGAAGGTTTTGGAGATGTATCGGGTGATAACTCGTTTAATGAATTAAAAGAAATAGATGCCAAAATAAAAGACTTTGAAAAGCAAAAGAGCACGCTGTTGCTTCGGAAAGAAAAAAGAAAACAGTTAGACACTGGATTTACTGGTAAAGTTCCTGATAATGAACTTGATAATTTTAATAAAAAAGCATTTGAACAGATTAAGTTAGACACAGGCTATTCGGATGAAAAAGCAAAAGAATTTCAGGATGCACTTAATGAATATTTTGGTGGTGATTATGAATCTATTCTTACGGGTGAAGGAACAACTGCAAAAGTAATAAGAGAAGGAATTGATCGAATGCCTGTATATGATGGTACAACCTATCGTGGCTTATACTTTTCAGAAAGTTCTGATTATGATATATCACAATTTACAAACTTGAAATCAGGCGATAAAATACCATCAAAGGGCATCATATCAAGCTGGTCAAGTGATAAAATGGTTGCGGAAGCCTTTGGTGGTGCATCAACCAAAAGTGCAGAATCGAGTACGGTTATTCTTGAATGCACAAATAATAAAACAGGTGTCGGTGTTCAGCATCTTTCAAAATTTGGTGTGCGAGAAGCTGAAGTATTATCTGGAACTGATTATGAAGTTCTTGAAATTACTAAAGAAAGTAAATATGATTATGTTTCGAAAAGAAAGGATTTGTTATATTTTCCTGACGACTTAGACACTTTAGAAACAGAATTGAAGAGTCAAATTGTGTGTACAATTAAGGTGAAAGAGGTGTGAGGTTATGCTAGAGCGAAATGAAAAAAATGACGAATTAGTCCTGCAATATCGAGAACTGTTAAAAAAAGCAAAAGAAGCAAAAAATGCAGATGATAAAATGCGATATAAAAAGGAGGCGGAAGAAAAACACGACGAGATGATTATTGCGGAATTTGGTGATAGAAATTTTAAAAGGTTTAATCACTGAAGGAGGGAACAAAATGACTCAAAAACATAAGGAAGCCAGCATGAAATTTATTGAGCATTTTGGGTATTATCCCAATCATCCCAATGCTATAGATTTTGATCAGGATGCCTATGCAGAGGAACTATTAAAATGTGTTGCCGATGATTTTGATTACACAATAAAGAAATATGGTACGGTGCCAAAAACAGAGCAGCCTGAACCAGAAATAATTTGGGATTAAATACCACCAGTCAGAAATGATGCGGTGGTATTTTTATATCCAGAGAGGAGAGTATCATGGAAGATTTTCGCATAATCTACACAATTCTTCGAATCCTGCAGAAAGCAATGGATCTGGAAGAGTTTGATTCAGAGGAATTGTCAGCGAAAGCGTTAGGATTAACGGTACCGAAATGGAGCAGACTGATGGCAATGCTGTTGAAGGAGGGTTACATATCCGGAGGACAGACCTGGAATGCTATGGACTGTGGTTATCCTAAGGTAGCTCTGAAACGGCCGGAGCTGACGATGAAAGGATTAGAGTACCTGGAGGAAAACAGACTGATGAAAAAGGCAGCAGGACTGGCCAAAGGAATTATAGGAACAGCCCTGTAGCAAGGAGGTGATCCAATATCTCCCAACTGTGGGTAAAACAGTATACGACATCCGAAAGGGTGTTTTTTTATTGCAATTTTATATTGCAACTCTGCCCGAAGGCGAACCGAACACTTTGTTCGGGGATAAACTACGAGGAGACACCTGAGAACAAAACTGAGTGAGACACACGTAAAACTGGATGGGGAGACACCCCTACAACTGAAAGGAGCAATAAATTATGAGAAAGAACATGTTACCAATGAATCTGCAGCTTTTTGCTGATCCGGAACCAAGTGGTCAGAATGCCGGCGGACAGCCGGAGCCGAACGGCACACCGGCACCGCAGGCGGGGCAGCAGGAACCGCCAAAGACACCGGAGATTGATTATGAGAAGCTTGCAAGCGTGATCGAAGGAAAAAAGTCAGTTGCAGAGGATACCGTGCTGAAGAATTACTTCAAGAAGCAGGGATTGAGTAAGGAAGAAATGGACAGTGCCATTGGTGCATACAAGAAGCAGAAACAGGAATCCGAACCGGATCCGACTGCCTTACAGGCACAGGTGGTACAGGCACAGCAGTTGGCAGTTGCGTCTGAGATTGAGAAGGAGGGCGTGCTGATCGGCGTGGAGATGGGGCTTGATGTGAAAACAATTCCGTATGTGATGAAGCTGGTGGATACATCTGCAGCGGTGGCAGACGGTAAGGTGGACACAGATAAACTCAAGGAAGCAATCAACAAGGTACTGGAGGATGTTCCGGCGCTTAAGCAGGGAAAGTTGGAGGGGCAGTCCAAGGGATTTGTACAGGTAGGAGCCGGACAGACCGGCAGCCAGACAAGCACCGCAGGGCAGCAGTCGGCTACTCCGGTGATCCCGACAAAACGTTGGAATCGTTTTAATTAAAAAGAAAGGTGAAATAAGGTGATAATATGGCATTAAATTATGCAGAACAGTGGAGTCCGGAATTATTGGAGATCCTGATGCAGGGGACATTGACTTCCCCGTTTGTAACAAGCAACGTAAAATGGCTGGATGCAAAGACTTTTCATTTTACTCAGATGAGCGTGAGTGGTTATAAGAACCATGCTCGTAATGGTGGCTGGAATCGTGGAAATTACGCTCAGACAGATGTAGCGTACACGGTAGAGCATGATCGAGATGTATCTTTTCTGGTGGACAAGGCAGATGTGGATGAGACCAATGAGACAGCGTCCATCCAGAATATCAGCAGAGTCTTTGAACAGACACAGGTGGTGCCGGAGACGGATGCACTGTTTTTCTCAAAGGTGGCAAAGAAAGCACAGGAGACGGAAGGATATCATTCGTCCACGGCGACATCTGCGTATACCAAGGCGAAGGTCTTTGGCATGCTTAAGGATATTCTGGCAAAGGGTAAGCTTCGCCGTTATAAGGCGAATGGTGCTCTGATCATGTATGTCCGCAGCGAGATCATTGATGCTCTGGAACAGTCTACGGAGTTTACCCGTAAGATTGAGATGACTCAGATCGCAGAGGGCGGCATGGGAATTGAGACCCGCGTAACTGAAATTGACGGTGTGCCGATCATGGAGGTCGTAGATGATGAGAGATTCTATGATGCCTTTGACTGGGATACGGAGGCTGGTGGATTTGCTCCGCTGAAGAAGGTGGCAGCAGACAGTAGCAACGGAGTAGAAGCCGTGACAGGTGCGCATAAGATCAATGTGCTGGTAGCATGTGGACAGACCTGTAAAACGGTACCGAAGATCTCCAGCATTTATTATTTTGCACCGGGAGCTCATACAGAAGGAGATGGATATCTGTATCAGAACCGTTCCCTGTCGGATGTATTTGTGTTCCCGAACGGCAAAGATGGCAAGATCGATTCTATCTTTGCAGATGTGGATACCACTGAGTATACCGCCTAGGAGGGATGCGGATGTATGCCGATAAGGAATACTACACGGAAACCTACGGTGGATCTTTGATCGGAGAGAAAGAACTGACACGACTGTTAGAGAAAGCCAGCCGGCAGATCGATACGTTGACATTCTGCAGAATCCGTGAGATTGGTTTCGACCGTCTCACGGCATTCCAGCAGGATCAGATTCAGTATGTGACCTGCATGCTGGCTGATTTTATCTATGAGAATCAGGATGAGCTGGAGTCTATGTTGTTGTCATCCTATGGAATCAATGGCGTGTCCATGACCTTCTCAAGTGGAGTCAATGTCACGAAGGTGCAGGGTGTTGTGATCCGAACCGACATTTATGCGGAGCTGGATAAGACAGGACTGTGCTGCAGGATGATTTAGGAGGTGGCAGTGTGCGTTATCCGTGTCTGGTGAAGAAACGTCAGTGTAAGACGCCGGTAAAAGTATCTCTGGAGCAGGAGGAGCTTAGCGTGTACGGTGAGCCGGTTGCAGCAAAGGAGATTGAAACAACATGTAACTATCAGGACAGTGCCAAGACGGTGCTGACAGCAGAGAAAAAGCTGATCCAGTTGTCGGGGGTGGCTTTATTTCCGGGAGATATCGCTCCGGATCTGCCGAATCTCAGTGGAGGAACCATTGAGATAAACGGGGAGAAGAGGAGAATATTCCAGGGAAGAAAAGCCAGAAACCCGGATGGAACAGTAAATTACAGTGAATTGGATGTGATGTAATGGCAGTGAATTCAACGATCAAGATCGATCAGGGCAAAATAAGGAAGCTGACAAGGGCAAGCATCAGGGCTCTGGAAAAGACCGCAGAGGCGGTTCATACCGAGATTGTGCAGACTCAAGTAATGCCGAGAGATACCGGAGCTTTGCAGAATGAAAGCACCTTTGTGGATTACAGCAACAGTAGTCAGGGAAGCTGCTCTATCGTATCAGATACACCGTATGCCAGACGATTGTATTATCATCCGGAATATCAATTCTCGAAGGATGAGAACCCGAATGCAAGAGGTAAGTGGTATGAACCGTGGATGAAAGGCGGGGAACATGAGACATTTGCAAGGGATACCTTTAAGAAGAATTACAAAAAGGAGGCGGGCTTATGGTGAAATTGGCAGATATCAGAGATTATGTGGCAAAACTCGGCATTGTAAAAAATGAACGCTGCTACATGGGGAAGATGGACACAAAGCACGAAGAAAGCATCGGCTGTTATCATCTTCGCAGGAGTGGATCGCCTCGCATCCCGCTGGGAGGACAGGAGAACATGACGTTCGATGTACTCCCGGTATCCTTTTTGATCCATTGGAACAAAAACGCTGCACAGACAGATCAGATAGCCAATGAGCTGTATCGGATCCTGCAGGATCTGAGAGATATAACCGTAAACAATAAGCAGATAAAATTTTGTATCATGCAGGTACCGTATCCGCAGGATGTTGGAACAGACGAATCGGGTATTTTTGAGATGGTCATTGAAACAGAGTTTTACTGCAGCAAAGAAGTGAAGGAGGAGAAATAATCATGGCAGCAAAAGAAGGAGTATTTCCTTGTTATGAAAACCAGTTTCATGTAGGAGCTACGAAGGCGGATAAAGCGACTATTGCGGAATGCGAAAGCTTCTCGGTATCTATCGACAATGGCGTCGAGACCTGGAACTCATTTACACAGGAGGGATGGCAGAGTGCATTACAAACGGCAAAAGCAATCACTATTTCGGTCAGCGGAAAACGTTGCATTGGCGATACCGGTAACGATCTGGTTGCAGGCAAGTGGCTGGCAAATGGTCAGGATGCATACGTTTACTTTGACTGGACATTCCCGGATGGTACGGTAGTTGCATGGGATAAGGCGGTTATCAATGTAACGAATGTCAATGGCGGAGATTCTACGAATGTGGCTCCGCTGGAGTTTGATATTGTATCGAACGGCAAGCCGACAGTCACGAATCCCAGTTGAAGCGGCGCAGGAGGCGTCGCTGGCGAATCAGGCAGTCGTAGCTGACGAAAGTGAACCGGCTGCAAAATCAAAGAAATAGAAGATGATGAGGAGCTGATCTGCCAAGCAAACGGCAGCAGCTCCTTTTGTATTGCCGAAAGGCGGAACGGAGGAAGAACATGGCAAAGGTTATTGATATTACGGATAAGTTAAATTTTGAGGAAAGTCCTGCAATCACGATTAAAGGGCAGGTATATAAAGTGAACGATTCTGCAGAAACAATGCTGAAGCTGATGGGATTATTTGATGACAGACCAGAGGCAGAAGCGGTGCCGGCAGCCTATGAGCTGCTCTTCTCGGAAGAGGACAGGGAGAGATTAAAGGGTCAGAATCTGAATTTCAAGGATTTCATGACTTTGATTGAGGAGGCAATGGATCTGGTTCGTGGAGGGGATGATGATACTCCCAGCGGGGAGTAGCGAGAGCTACTATGATCTGTTCGAGGACTGGGACCTGATCGTATCCAGTGTTCTGGAACAATATGGCATCCGTATTTATTCAGCGGAGTTTAAGGGGATGAAATGGCTGGAGTTTTCTGCTTTGATCTCCGGTATTGGTCCGGACACAGCCCTGGGAAGAGTTGTGGCAATCCGTGCTGAGACGGACAAGGAAGTGATTAAGCATTTTTCAGATGATCAGAGACGGATCTGGAGAGAATGGAGAAACAAGTCCGCAAAGCAGAAAAGTCCGGAAGAGGTCCAGAATTACCTCGAGATGTTTAAGGCAGCATTTGTCAGAATGGCAGGTGATAGCGGTGGATGAGAAAAAGCAGAAGAAAGTGAGATGTCCATACTGCGGATATGAGCTTCCGATATTTTATTCATCGAAATCAGAAGCCAGAGATATCTATACGGTATGCAAAGGGAGAAACTGTAAAAAGAAATTTAAAATAACGTTGGTCAAGTAGATGCCATTATGAGCCGATGACCGCGCACTAGGAGGTGAGCGCATTGGCTGATGGTCAGAGTGTTGGTAAAATTCATCTTGATCTTGGAATTAACAGCAAAAATTTCAGCAAATCCATGTCCGGAATAGAGGGTATGGCAAAAAAGGCGGCGAAAACTCTGGCCGCTACGTTTGCAGTAAAGGGAATTACAGATTTTGGAAAGCAGTGTTTGGATCTCGGTTCTGATCTGACCGAGGTGCAGAACGTAGTCGATTCGGCATTTGGTCCGAAGGTATCTAAAAAGGTGGACAGTTTTGCAAAGGATGCTGCGACCTCTTTTGGCTTATCGGAGACGATGGCTAAGAGGTATGCGGGTACCTTTGGAGCTATGGCTACTGCATTTGGATTTTCACAGGATCAGGCAGCGGATATGTCTACACAGCTTACCGGGCTGGCAGGAGATGTTGCATCTTTTTATAACATTTCGCAGGATGAGGCATACACCAAGCTGAAATCTGTGTTTACCGGCGAGACAGAATCCTTAAAGGATCTGGGCGTGGTTATGACGCAGACGGCGCTTGACAGCTACGCTATGGCGAACGGCTTTGGCAAAACGACAGATAAGATGACTGAAGCAGAGAAGGTGGCTCTGCGATACAAGTTCGTACAGGATCAGCTTAGCATTGCATCCGGAGACTTTGCAAAGACATCCGGGTCGTGGGCGAACCAGATGCGTATTCTGTCTCTGCAGTTCGATTCGTTAAAAGCATCTATCGGGCAGGGACTGATCAATCTGTTTACGCCGATCATTCAAAAGGTCAATGCCTTGATGAAGAAAATGGTCGGGCTGGCATCGATTTTCAAACAGTTTACCGAAATGCTCACCGGGAACAAGAGCAAAGATGACGGTATCGCAGCTACGGCAAATATGGCAGCAGATGCAGACAGCAATATGTCGGGAGCATCTTCTTCAGCGGCGGATCTGGCAAAGAATACCACGGCAGCAGGAAAGGCTGCGAAGAAAGCAAAGAAGGACATGTTTGGTCTGGCCTCTTGGGACGAGCTTTCCAATAATTCTTCTTCAAAGGATTCTGATTCAGGAAGCACAAGTGCAGGAAGCGGAACGGGAGCGGTAGGAGGGAGTAATGTTGCAGCAGGTTCCAGTGTCCTGGATAAGGCAGGAGAAAGCGCCGGAAAACTGTCGGGCATACTGGGAAAGGTGAAGGAAGAATTTGTTGATCTTGCCAAGAGATTTGCAGCCGGTTTCCAGCTGGGGCTTGGAAACACGAAACAGGTATTTCAGAGCATTAAGGACGAAATTCGTTCTATCGGTCAGTCATTGATAGATATATTTACGGATCAATCTGTAATCGATGCCGTAAAAAAGTGTGCGGAAAAGATCGCAACGGCACTAGGGAAGATCGTTGGAAGCATTGCAAGCGTTGGTCTCACGTTGGCAGATCTACTGGTGGGAAGCCTCGCAAAGTATCTGGAACAGCATAAGAAGGACCTGGTCAAGCATCTGGTGAACCTGTTCGATATTACAGGGCAAATTGCGGAAATTGTTGGAAACTTTGCTGTGGTAGTAGCGGATATTGCAGCAGTATTTCGTTCAGATGAAGCCAAACAGATCGGTGCAAATCTGCTTAATATTTTTGTAGAAACGAAGCTTAATGTGCTTACGCTGATGGCGAAAGTGGGTAGAGATATCATTGACACCCTGACCGCACCAATTATAGAGAACAAGGATAAGATCAAAGAAGTTTTAACAAATGTAATTAAGTCCTTGTCATCGATAATTGGTACAATATCAGATGTTGTGACTAATACATGGGACAAGATTCAGAACGTATATGATCAGCACATTCATCCGCTGTTTGAAACAATAAAGGAAGCACTGTCAACATGGGTTGGAACAATTTTAGATGGCTACAATAAACATATTGTCCCTGTTTTAGATCAATTTGCGAAGAAGTTTAAAGATGTTGTTGAAAAATATGTTCAGCCAGCGATTGATGCTGTATTGGATGCTGTTGGGAATCTTGCTGACATGCTCTCCAGCGTACTAAATAAAGTACTGAAGCCGCTTATTAACTGGGTAATTGCAAATATCATTCCTGTTTTGGCGAAAAACTTCCAGAAAGCCGGAAATATTATACTTGCAGCGATGAAAGGTGTGTCACAGATCATACAGGGAGTTTCGGAAGTGTTTTCCGGAATCTGTAAGATTATCAAAGGTATCGTTGACGGTGAATGGAAAACGGTCTGGGAAGGAGTGAAGGACATTGTCGGGGGTGTTCTCACTGCGATCCAGGGACAGTTTACCGCTG